CTTTGTTATTTGGTAAATCAAAGAAAAAGAAAAGGGCGAAAAGACATGCTCACTTTATGCGATACCGCGCTGAGCTTGGCTCTAGAATGACTCACGATTTTACTATGAAACTGGAAGCTAGAAGACTTGCCATGATGCCTTTCAAGGCTAGGTATGATGAAGCAAGATCTAAACTTGACTCGTCTACTTTTAATGTTGAACGTAGACAACTTGCAGCTGATCGTATGGCAGAAGATATGCTTACACAATCTAGAGTTGCAGGTAGGAATACTAAAAAAACAATCGGTATGGTTAGAATACCAAGGAGGAAAATGTAATGGGAATGGGTGGAAGCGATTACGATCCTGCAGCACAAGAGGCTATGATGACTCGGCAGATGGAAAAAGAACGAGAGTATCGTTTGGAAGAACGAGAACAACAAAGAATGAGTCGCATGGAAGAAGAGAAGCTTCGTATTTCTATGGAGCGTGCAGCAAGAGAAGAGCAATTAGCCGCTATGCAGGCTGAACAAGAAGAGATTGAAGAGAGAGAAGAAGAAGCAATCCAAGAATACACCGCTCAAGATAGAGCAGCACAAAATATTATGGGATTCTTTACTGATCGTCCCGGTGTTCAGATTGTTGATACAAAGAAAAGACCTAAATAATGAGCATTAAAGATCGTTTCAGAGAGCTTGATAGCAGAAGAATTAGGAAGTTAGAAAGATCTAGATATCTTGCTAGTCTTACTGTACCAACCGTACTTCCTCCGTCTGGTTGGACAAATGAAGAACAGCTACCTCAACCTTTTAGTTCTGTGTCTGCTCGTGGTGTGGTAGGTATGGCATCTAGAATGCTTTCTGCTATGCTCCCTGTAAACGATAGCCCCTTCTTTAAATTTAATTTAAGACCGGGGACTGAGCCTGATCCTGAAGTTAACAGCTATTTAGAAGCTATGAGTGGTCAGGTTTATAGAAAAATTTCTTCTAAGAATTTAAGGGAAACTATCTTCCAAGCGTTGCAACATCTTATTGTTGTTGGTGATAGTATCATTATTATGGAAGATGATTTTACTTTTAGAGTTATTCGTTTCGATCACTATGTTATGCGAAGAGAAGTAAACGGTGATCCTAAAGAAATTATTTACCTAGAGTTTGTTGCATCAAGTAATGATGAGGCAATTGAAGATAACTTCCGTGCTCAATATGCCGCAGACTACGCCTCTGAAGGTTACGAAGTTATTTACACTCGTTTAACAAAAGAGGAGGGTGAAGATGAGTGGACAGTTGAGAGAGAGCAGAATGATCAAATCATCGAGAGAGGTTCATACTCGGTGTTCCCAGTTATCCCGTTACGTTGGGCTTCTGTTGCTGGTGAAAATTATGGTCGTTCTCATTGCGAAGATATCGCTGGAGACATCCAGTCTTTAGAAGCTTTTACTGAGGCTAGCCAAGAAGGCATGGCTGCAGCATCCACATTCTGGATGGGTGTAGATCCTGCTGGTATTACAGAGATTGATGATCTTGCCGGTCAATCTAATGGTAGTTGGGTTCCTGCTAGAACTGCAGATGTATTCACTCTCTCGCCTGCACAGACTATGAATCCACAAATCCAAGCAACTTTCCAAGCTGTTGAAACAATGCGTAGAGAGGTAGGACAGGCATTCTTACTGGACTCCGCATCTATTCCTAGTGGTGACCGTGTTACTGCTACTGCTGTTCGACGTATCGGACAGGAGTTAGAAATGGTTTTGGGTGGTGCATTTAGCTCTATCGCTAGAGAATTGTTTGTACCTTTGGTTGAACGAGCTGTCTTCTTAATGTTAGAAAATGGTGAGATTGACGAAAGACTTCGACAACAGTTCTTCACCCGTGATGGTGCCTTGAATGTAGAAATTATTACAGGACTACAAGCATTGAGTAGAGATACAGATCTCATGAAGTTAATGCAACTGGGTGAGATGATGCGTAACTTACCACAAGATGCTATGAGAACATTTAAATTTGAGGAGTATGGTCGTGCTTTGATTACCGCTCTTGGCTTTGATGCTAACAACTGGGTGCGTACTGATGAGGATATCAAGGCTGAAGAAGCTGAGAAACAACGTGAAGCCATGGCTGCTCAGCAGCAAATGAATGCTAGCGGGGCTATCTCTCAAGGCGTATCTAATGCTGCCATGATGGACTTAGAGCAAACAGGTGGTCAAAATATTCAACAAACATTACAGGGCTTAGGGGGAATGGGCGGTGGACAATTATGAAGAACAACTCGCGAGGATAAAGCAGCAGCTAGAAGACTGCCGTGAAGAAAACAATCGCAAACTAAAAACTGCATACGAAGACTGTGCTAATATCAAGCAGGGTCTTGAAAAGAAAGTACAGAAGATGACCTTGGCTGCTGCTGTTACTGGTACAGTAGTTGGTGGTGAAGTGTTAAGTAAGGTAACTGAAACTGTAGAACAAGTAACTGGTCTTACAGATACACTGGGTGCTGCTCCTGTAGACAAGAAAGATCCTTATGCTCTTGATTTAGATTGGATTACACCTGAGATTAAGATGCCTGATAACGATACAACAGGTAATGCTGTGTTAGTACAAGGGGATCAGGATAGTATCTTTGATGCTAAAGAAGGTATGAAGTTTGATTTGTTTGAAGATTCATGGGCAGATATTCCCAACCCTGCACAAGAACTAGAGACAGAAGCTGATCTTACACAGGCTGCTGAGAAGGAATATTACTTCTTAACAGAAGACGAAGACTATTTTATTGCAGAAAGCTTTGGTTATTTTGTAGCTAGAGCTGAGATAGAAGAGCTTGTTGAGGAGATGGAGCCTGAAGAGTCATTGATTGAACTGGTTACTGAAGAAGAAGAACCCATGGCTATTGAACAACCCGCTGAGAAGGAAGTTACTTTTGTTGAACCAGATGAGTATATCCCTCCTCCGCCTGTTATTATTCCGCCCGAGCCCGAGATGATTATCGTGGCTGAGTCTAAGGGCGTGTGGGCATTGCCCCTATTATTATTCTGGAAACGAAGGAGAAGACATGGCTAAGAAGAAACCAGCAAAGCGTGATGCTTGTTATAATAAAGTTAAGAGCCGCTATACCAAATGGCCCAGTGCCTATGCGTCTGGTGCTTTGGTTAAGTGCCGCAAAGTCGGTGCCAAAAATTGGGGTAATAAGAGTAAAGGGAAGAAGAAGTAATGGCTAAGGAAGGTCTTAAGAAATGGTTCAGCCGCAACAAAGGCAAAGGTTGGATTGATTGTAAGACCGGAAAGCCATGTGGTCGCAAGTCTGCTAAGGGTGGATCAAAGCGTCCATACCCTGCTTGCCGTCCTACAAAAGCTCAATGTACTGCTGCCAAGTCCAAGAAGAAAGGACCAGCTCGTATTTCGTGGAAGAAAAAGAAGAGGTCTAAGAAATGAGAAAACCTGCTACTAAGAAAACTACTAAGAAAAAGAAAGCTGTTGTTAAAAAGAAAAAGAACAGTGTTAAATCAAAAGAAAACGGTAATGGCAAGAAGTTGACAAAGGCACAACAAACTTTGCCTCCATTTTTACAAAAGAAAATTAAGGAGAAGAAATGAAGTATATTGCATTGTTATTGTTGACTGGTTGCTGCTCTGGCAGATGTATCTCTGTTGAGATTGAAGCTGGTGGTGATGTAGTTCTTGGCGGTGAAGCCGAGTCCAAGTGTCCTGTGGCTCCTGCTATTCGTAAGAAAATGATTGAAAAGAAATTTAAACCAGACTATAATATTCGTGGTGAAGCACTTTAAAGGGGGTTAGTCATGGCAAAGAAGCGTAAGGGTAGTATGAAAGGTATGTCTATTAAGAGTGGAGATAAACGTCCTACAAGTAAGGGTGCTGGAATGTCCGCTAAAGGCGTGGCTAAATACCGTAGACAGAACCCCGGATCAAAGCTTAAGACTGCTGTGACTGAAGCTAAACCTACCGGTAAAAGAGCAAAGCGTCGTAAAAGTTATTGTTCTAGATCTAAGGGTCAAATGAAAATGCATGGAATTAATTGCTCTAAGACTCCTAAGAAAAGAATTTGTGCCGCTCGCAGAAGATGGAGATGCTAATGGCTAAGATTAGATTTGGTAAACAAGAACTCCCCGGTGGTATTCGAACGTTGCAAAGACATGGCAGTATTAACCACTCTGGCATTGACCATGTTGTTTCTGCTAATGCTGATACTATTGTTGGTAGAGGTCCAGAAGATTATTGTCATTCTGTTGTGGAATCTATTTTAGAAAATAGAGATGTAAATTTTGTTATTCCTGAATACTGGGATCAATTTTGGAATCATAGAATTGGTGCTATTTGGCATCCCGATCAAGAACTAATGAGCTCTGGTAATACTGTGGTAGATTGGTTAAAGTCTGAAAATCTACGGGAATCAAGCACAACCGCTGGCGATGTTGATTCTTGGACCAGTTTTACTGGGAGCACTATTGTTGCAGCCAACCCAGCTCCTAATTATGTAAATACAGATACAGCTAATAATAGATTTCCGTATGCTGATTTTGTTCCTTCTTCAGCTGATCTTTTGTATTATCCCAACGCTAATATTCCTACAGGTTTTAGTGTAGACGCTAATCATGATTTCTGTATGGCAATGTTTTTTAGTTTACCTAGTTCTAATTCTAGTAAAACTCTTTTTCAAATTAACTCAACAGGAACAACTGGTCATTTTAGAGTGGAACATGATTCTACTTCTTCCACTAATGCTATTAAAGTTGTAATTGGATCATCCACTCAACCACTTGATGTTAGTTCATCTTTTATTTATGATGACGTTAATTTAGTTGTAGCTGGTCGAATTAATAATCGAGCCTTTACTAGAGTAAATGGAAATAATACTCAAGATGCTAGTAGTGTGGGTAATGCTATATCTCCCGGTTCGGTAGATATTACTTTAGGTAATGGATTTTCAGGTGGTTTTTCACTATTCGGTCCTAATATAAATATTTATGAATTTGCATTCTTAAAGGCTGATAGTCAAAATGACTCATCGTTTTTAGAGGATATTAAAAAACTAGAAGGAGGCTTAATGTTTAAGTTTGATATTGTAGATAAGCTTCCTGATGATCATATCTACAAATCTCATCCCCCCAGACAGATAACATTATAAGGAGAATTATCATGGCTAGAAAGAAAGAAGAAGAAGGAAAGAAGAAGGGTGCTAGAAAAGGTGCTAAGGTTAAACCTCGTGTAGGTGCTCGAACTCTTGGTGCAAAAACTAAAGCTAAGGCACCAGTTAAGACAACCGTTAAAAAGCCTAAAGCTAAACGTGGAGTTCTTGGTGGTGGTCGCAAAGTTGGCAGACCATGAAAAGCAAATTTAAATGTGCATGTGGTACAACTACTAGATACACAGATAAAGATGCTCAAAAGCTAGTCACTCAAAACATTCCAAAGGGTAAACGTGGATCTAGAACTAATCAAAAAAGAAATTGAAAACTGGATCTTTGATTACTTAGATGTGCCATCTGCATTCTACAACGGTAATAAGCCATGTCCTTTTGCCGTTAAAGCATGGAGAGATCAGCAAGTAAAGATTGTTATGGGTGATAAGGCAACGGTTCGTCAACAGGTGTATAGATGGAATGATGACTACAAACTAGTAGTTGTTGTTTATGATCCTGCATTATGGAAGAATCCAGAACCTTGGGCAGAAAGGTATAACGAGAGAATCGTCGATAAAGATCTCTATGTTATGGTTTTCGATCCCGATGATGACGAGCCTAATGACCCTAATCTTACTTGTGATTTATATGAACAGGTTGTAGATTATGAATATGGTATGGTGTTTATCCAAAGATTGGAAGAGTTAAATAACTTTTCTATGTTTTTAGAGAGTCAGAATTATTATGGAAATTGTTCTGATGATTTTATTGAGTATGTAAATAAAAGGAGATCCTACAATGCCGGGAAGAAAAAAGGCTAGAGCTAAAAAGATGATGGGCATGAGTAAGCCCACTACTAGATCTCAAAGCAGTGCTAAGATGGTGGCTGCAAAGAAGAAGAAGAAGAACGGAAAGGGTTAACTAAATGGCAAGTACTATTTCAGCGGCAACGCTTACGGTTACGCACACTGAAGCTCTTACGCTGAATGGTGTTGACCGTGGTGTTACCAACACATTAACTATTGCATCTGTTAATGAGGTTGATCATCGTATTGTTACGGTAGATACTTCTGCAGATAGAACTCTTGTGTCTCTGGCTACTACTGTAGGAGCCGGAGCCTTTGTTAATTCTAGTGTCAAGTACATTAGAATTACAAATAAAGATGATACTAATTATGTTACGCTTGGTTTAGAGTGTGGAGTTCTTGACTCAGCTTATATTAAGTTAGAAGCTGGTCAAACTTTTGTTATCTATAATGATGACGTACAATTCGATTCCAATAATGTTGCTCATGGTTCTGTAACGTTCGATCAACTTGAGAGCGTTACAGCTAAAGCTAACAGTGCAAACGTCGATCTCGAATTGTTTGTTGCTAGTACCTAATAGGAGATTATTATGGTAGATTTTATTATCGGATCATGGGGCTTTATCTTGTCTCATGTGTTAGTCTTTGCAGCAGGTGCTTGGATGGGTAAGCCATTGTTTAGTTGGCTTAACGCTAAGTTGCCATGGACTGCAAAGTAATTCTGAAGGCGTGCGCGTGGCTCTGCCTTCTTGGGGGTTGTAAGTCAACTCCTTTATTAAAAGAACAGGAAATTATTACAGAACCAATGCCTAGTATAGTTCAACCACTCTCAACTGATTACAGTTATTTAGGAGGTGGTCTTGTGGGTTTGGCTATACTTTGTTTAGGGTATCTATGGTTCTCAGAATACAAGAAGGCAGATGCCAAAGGAGATTAATTATGGCTTTAGTTTATACAGGTCCAGCGGACATTGATTTTGATCCCGAAAGTGTGGATACAGTTATTACTAATACATTTACTACTGCAGCAAGCGATCCATTTGTAAGTGGTGCTGGTAATTTTGGACAGTCACCTGCTACTGTTCAATTAGACGTTGTATTACAATTAGATCAAGATTTTATTACACCTAATCAGACACACCCTGATGCATTTGCTGGTGATTTAACTGTAAAGGCAATATTTACTGACGACGAAGGTACGGCTACTCCTACTACTATTGTTAATGGAGATTCTAATAAATCTATTGGAACTCTTGGTTCTAGTGGTAATCATACTGTTGGTTTTGAAGTTACTGGTCTTGAAGAGGGTTGTGAATTAACTATTAGTTATAACCTTGAAAATAATGGTGACTCGAAAGACGGTGAGACATGTGTAATTGGAGTTGAATCAGTCAAAGGTTTAAATGGCTGTAGCTTCCAAGATGAATTAAAATATCAACAACTTAATCAAAAATTAAATGGTCGCTTCGACGCGGATACTAAAGAGTTTAGTAGCTTTAAAGATATGTTGAAGCGTATCAAACGTATTAAATAATAAGGAAACTTAAATGACTGAAGAACAACAAGGTGAGACTCCGCAACAGGAACAATCTGCACCAATTATCAATCCTGAAGATGCAAATCTTGCTCGTGAAAAAGATGCTTTTGAAACCTATGTTAAGGATCAAGGCATGCAAGTTCCTGAAAACTTTCAGAACACCGAGGCGTGGTTTAATTCTTTGAAGGAAGCTCAGGGGCAATTTACTCAAGCTAGGCAAGAGATTGCTGACCTTAAGCGTCAGTATGCTGAGACTGGAGAAATCCCTGACAGACCTGTTCAACAAGAAGCAGCTCCTGCTCCTACGGGAGAGGCACCTGAATCAAAGGGTGAGCTTCGGATTGATAAGCCAGTAGAGCCACCGGCTCCTACTATGAATGAGAACTGGGCTGCTTGGCAAACAGAACTTGCAACTGATGGAGACTTCAGTGCAGAAACCAGAAATCAAATCAAGGCTGCAATGAATGTAGATGACAGTGTTGTTAATACATTTATTGCTGGTCAAAAGGCTCTCCGTAAGGAAGCCTATGATACTGCAGCCAATGTGGTTGGAGATCAACAAACTTTAGATTCTGTCCTTTCATGGGCAGGTGAGTCTTTGTCGGATGGTGAGCGTAATGAGTTAAATCAAATGCTTGCTGGTCCCTCATATAAGACTGCATTACTTGGTCTTAAAGCCAGATACGATCAAGATATGGCGAGCAAACCTAAAGCTCAGGAGCCATCTCGGGTGAATGCTGAGAATGTAGCTACGGCTCAAACTGATTCGCGTGTTGCACCGTTTCGTTCTAGACAAGAAATGAATGCTGCGATGAATGATCCTAGATACAGAATGGACCCCGAATATAGGCAATTAACTGAACTAAGAATTGCTGAAACTATGAACTCTGGTATTTTTACTCGCTAAATCCTTGGACAAGATTTAGGAGAACACATCAACAAATACAAACAAGTAGGCTTACGAGTTGAAAAAGTAGTATGAGTTGGTGCAGGCTATGACTCCGAAAGGAACAATCATTGTCTTTATGTATTTGTCTACTGAATAGCCATAACATAAGGAGAATTAATCATGGCTGATCCATTACTCGCTTCCAATATGGCGTATCGTGCGTCTACAACTGGTGGCATTTCTTTTAATAACCCTACGACCGGTGACGGTCGGCTCGTCCTTCCTATTTGGGCAGGCGAAGTCATTAATGCGTATGATCAATATAACATCTTCGAGCCACTTGTTGAGTCTCGTACGATCTCTTCGGGAACCACGATGGAATTCCCTGTGACCGGATATGTCAACCTGAATCCCGTCTGGGCTGCAGGTGATGAACTTGTCGGTGGCATGGATTCTCAGGCTACGACCTTCCGTGTGACCCTTGACAAGCGACCTATCGCTTCTCACTTTGAGCTCGATAACATTGACCTCATGCTCACCCAATGGGAGTACCGCTCCGAGCTTGCACGACAAGCTGGACGTACCCTGTCGGATGCTCGTGACCGTCAAATCGGTGCTTATATTGCTCGTGCTGCTTGTGAAGATGGTCTTGCTGAGGATCCTCGGGCAACCGATAGTCGTTTTAATAGCTCTACTTATTCTGCCGTTGGTGGATTAGGTGGTAAGATCTTTATGAATAGCAACTTTGATAACTTAGGTAAGGCTTCGGCTACCGCTACTCAGCGTACCGATGCTGCTCTTAAGTTGCTTGAGAAGATTGAAGAGTTCCAAATCCGTCTGCAAGAAGTGGATGCCCCAACTGAGGGTGTGTACTGTGCTGTTGAGCCTCGTACTTTCCAAGACATTCGTGCTCTTGGTGTGGCTCGCGATAGCTCTGATCTTGCTGGTGGTGCTGGTCGACCATTCTTCGGCGGTGTTGCCGATGCTGGTGGTCTGGGTGCTGGTCTGAATCAAGGTATGTTCAACCTTGCTGACCGATTAGAGTACCAAGGTGTTTCTATTATCAAAACGAATCACTTGCCTAACGCTAACTACGGTCAGTTTAAGATCGGTGAGTCTCGTTACAATAGAACCTTTAACGTCATGCCTGTTAAGGCTTTGATTTGGCAGCAAGGCTGTATTGCCTCGCTCAAGATGATGGGTCTTAAGGTTGATCAAGTGGATGATATTCGTCGTAACACCGTGTTTACGGTTGCTTCGATGATGGCTGGTACTGGCGTTATGAAGCCAGAACATGCTGCAATCTGTGTTGGTCAACCCGGAGGTGGTACTACCACCGGTTCTAACTGTGTGTTTGCCGATGCTACTAATGCATTTGGTAATTTCGCCTTTGATAGTAACAATGACTTGTTATCCTTCCAACGCGATGCTCACGGTGACTCAGGTCCATTTAGTGTTACCTTAGCTACCACACCTACTCTTAATGATGATAACATTAGAGAAATGGCTCGTGCTGCTTACGGTGCTGCTGGTCTGAACGGAGGAAATGATAATAGTGTTGAAGCGATTACTAATGATGGTGCCTTTGTGCCTGAATATGTCAAGTCGCCTGATGCTGGTATCTTTAGTGCGACGGATCCTAGAACTGACGGTCTGGGAACTGCCGCTTCCTAATTTGACAATTAAATACACATTCGCCCGGAGCCCCCGAAAGGGGGCCTCGGGTCTTTCTATAAGGAGGTTATCATGGGATTAATGAACAAGCTAGACGCTGTAAATGAATTACTATTTAATGCTGGTGAACAAATTGTCACTAGTCTCACCGATAGCCAAAATACTGATGTAAATTTGGCTGAGTTTTTGTTAGATCAACAGACTTTAGAAGCTCAGCTCCGTGGTCTTGCCGCTAACTACCGAATGATTAAAGTCAAACCTAGTCGCACGGGGCCTGTGGGGAACGCAGTGAAACCTATTTCTGATGATACAAAGGGTAGAATCTTGCTGTCTGATTATACAGAAGATATGCGTACAGGTTCTCTTATTTCTGCCGAGCTAGTTACTGGATTGGTAGATAGTAGTTTAGATTTACGAGTAACTGCTAGCCCTCGCAGGTTTGGCGTAGAAGCAAACGGTAGAGATTATAATATTTTATACAATGTAACTACTAATACAGATGAATGGGATCTAGATACTGAGGTTAAGATTAATTTAGTAGAGTTTGTTGAGTTTGAAGATTTGGAAACTAGTATTCAAAAATCTATTACAGCTAACTCTTCTAGACAATATCAGCTCTTTGTACAAGGAGACAGAGATGTTGACCGTATGTTGGGCGAGAAGGCTGCTATGTTGTCCGCTAAGGGCCGTGCGGCTGATATGAATGACAAACGCCGCAATCTTTTTGCATCGGGTGACAGCTCGTTGCATCGTATCTTAAATAGAAACTCAAATGGAATCTATGATCCTACTAGATTTAGATTTTGGAGACATCGTTCATGAGTGTCCATAGAAGAATTGCTATTCCTAGTTTGGCTGGTGGCGTGGGGCGACAGGCAAGTAACAAAAGATTGCCTACTGAGGCAGAAAACCTAGATAATTGTCTTGTTACATTGGAAAAATCCGTAGAAAAACGACCACCCCTAGAATTTATTCCCGGTAGTAGTTTATTTTATGGGGAAGAATCGCTTCCAACCGATGATGAGCCAGCTCCCGGGTCATTAATTTTTAACGAACTGTCAGACGGCTCGCGATATAAGCCAACTACCGAAGATGATATCTTTTTTAAGTGGTTATCTATTGATTCTGACAACAAATTTCTTATTGGTATTAACTTTAGTTTGACTATAGATGATAACGTGGGCTTTGACTTAGATACTAAGAAAAAGTTTATGACTGTTTGGAGATTGAATGCTACTGATAAACGTATGGATCTGCAAACTTTTGACTACACAACTATTACTAGAGATCATTTTACCTATCTTACTCAGAATCCTGACGGTAAAGCTGCATTTGAAACTTATGACTTTGCATTATTTGGTAGTGCTCTTATTCTATTAAACAAACAGGTATCTGCAAGGTTTAGAGATGATATTGCTAGAGATATTAATAATAGTCCTATTGTAAATTTCAACCTTTCCTTTGCTGATACTGCAGATTATAGACTAGAAAGTCAGTTTGAAGATTTTCAATTGACTAAGCTTGTGTTAAAAGAAGCTACATCAGGCAACTTTTCTGATAAAACTTTTAGAGGTGTTAATACTAAGTTACAGTTTGGTATTGTACCTCACATTACACAAGTGGATCTTTCAGTTGCTAGTTCTGGTAACGCAGTTTGTAGTTTTTATATTACTAAATCAAAACGAGGCAACGATAGATTTGAAATTGATGTTCGAGATGTAGATATGATTAGCGGAACACTGCCTTCCTTTAATTCACCTAGCGCTAATAATCTTTACAAGTTTGCAATTACCGAATATGTTCCTGATTTTAAAGGTAAGAAATTAAATTACAGAGTGTCAACATTACCTGATTCTGTAGGTAAAAATCTTGTACCAATTTCAGAAGATACTGTAATTGATAACCTAAGAGTTAGAACAAGTCCAGATACTGACCCAATTAATCCGCTCAGTACATTGTTTAGTTTTGATAAACCAGCCAGAATTGTACAAATTAATAACCCTGTTGATAATGCTAAACCGGGTAATGTTAAAGATCCTAATGCTGCGGCTCAGAATGATGATTACTTTGCAGATCAGTTTTATATTAACAGAGGCTCTGTTCAATATACTGTGCAGTTAATTGATTATGATACTAATAAAGAGCCGGGAAGTTTAGAGCTTGCGCCTAATATTGAAGATGCAAATGGTGCTCCTCAAACAGACCAAGATATCACAATTACTATAGGTGACTTAAGAGCCACACATAAACTACTTCCAACTACAGAATTAGATGGTAGTGTAACAATAGATGCAAATGGTATTGTTACGGCTAAAAACATTATTAGGGCTACACAAAGTAAAACAAAAACTTTAGGCGATCTTGCAGAAATCATTAATGCTTCAGGTGCTGACGCTAAATTAGTTATTGATAATGTTACCAATCAGCTTTCAGTGGTTGATGCAAATACAGAAGATTTAGTTTTAACAGTTTCTTCCGAAAACTTCACCACTAATCGTACGGGTAACCAGAACTTTATTGAATCCATGGGTCTTACCCAAACTGATGCAAGAGCTTTGCAAACTTTGACAAGAGATACCAAACTTTCGGATTTGAAAGATAACGAAGGTTTTGCTTTATTAGGTGATGATGTTGTAAGTAGAGTTAATAATCTTGCTATTATTAGACAACAAGATGTAGATCTTAATGATGGTTCGGTTAGAAGCAATGTAATTTTACATACTATTAATCTTAGCAGTATTAATCCCAACAGTACAATAAAAGATTTAGCTAATGAAATTGAAACTCAAACAGATAAAGCATTTGGATTGTTTTACTCTAATAATAACAAAAGAGTTTTACGGGCTGAAGGTTTAGCTGATTCTTCAGATGATCAAACTGTGGGTATAAAGATAATGGAGTTAGAGGTTGATAGTTTTGATCAAGATGGTAACACTATATTTAAAGATGATGGTACTAGTTCTCCGTTTGTTATGGATATTGCAGATGATGCCCCCCTTGAGTCAGACGGTAAGACTGTTAAACGGGGTAAGTTTGGCGAGTTGATGGGTTTAAGAAATACATTAGCTGACTTTACCTTAGTTGTAGAAGACAAGAACTTTAATTTGTCACAGCAAACTGATCTCGGACAGTCTGTTGTTTCTTTTCAAAATATTAAAATTCCTACTGAAGAGAATGATACAATTAAAACAAATGCAGCAGCTGATACACTGTTTAGTTTGTACGAAGGCGGCACGTTAAGTACAAGTGCAACCAAACAGCAACGTGGTAGAGGTAAAGTGTACGAGGTTAGAGAACGATTCTTTGACTTTATCCCCGGGTTCTATAGAGCAATCAGTGAACCAGATGGCGGCAACCCATATTATGAAGTAGTTAGATCTGAAGATAGATACTCGGTTGTAGATGAAAGAACTTGGCCTATTGTTTTAGACTATAATACCACCTCTGGTACATGGAGTATGGTTACTCCTTCGTGGTCACCACGGCAATCTGGCAATATTAGCAACAATCCGGGGCCATCACCCTTTGTTAATGCTACAGATATATTTAAAAGAGATCCACGGCGGATTACTTCTATTACTACATGGAGAAATAGATTGTGGTTTGCGGTAGATGATACTGTATTCTCGTCTGAGTTTAGTAATTTCTTTAATTTATTCCTAAGTGATCCGTCTACTATTGTAGATACTGATGTAATTGACGTTAGATCTTCTTTAGATAAGGTATCTAAGATTAATAATATGATTTCATTCTATGACTTCTTGTTTGTAAATACAGACAATGATATTCAGTTTGAACTTCAAGGTTCTGAAAACCAGATTACTCCGTTTACTGCAGAGTTATCACCTACCACGTTCTATGCTTCGGATCCACTGGCTAAACCTCAGCTTATCGGTTCTCAGATTTACTTCTTTGCTCCGCAAAAAATCTATCTGTACTACTCCTCTGCCAATAAAAATGTTATTACTCAGGCAGTAGAAACAACTCAGCATTGTGAGGGATACTTACCTAAAAACTTTGGTACTATTGCTAGAGCACCCTCACAGGATAGTATTATTATGGTAGATGCAGATAATACTAATGAATTGTATTTGTATACTCAACGATTTTCTGGCGACAACGTAGCACAAAACAGTGTATTTAGATATATTTTAGATGAAAATGTTACAGTAGATAGTATGGAAGTATTTGATAATTATTTGTATATGGTTACATCCAGACCATTCCAAAAGAAAAATAATACAACTAAGGATTATTACTTTGTTGAGCGTACATATCTAGAAAGTATTGAAAATGATTTACCAAGACTAGATCACTTGCATTTCTTTGAACCTAATATTAAATTCCCTGAGGATTCTGATACTCAGTTTAATGTTGTTTATGATAGTGATACTACTTCATCTACATTTGATACAACAACTTTTATTCTTCCGTATCAAGATGAGAATGTTAATACAATTGTGTTTGGTCCCGGGTATGGAGATTACTCAGGTAGATCAATTCCTTGTGTAAATGTAACAGAAGCGGGTAAAAAAACTAGGTTAAGAGTAGATGGTAGATTTGATGACTTCTTGGCTGTAAAAGAAGATCAAGGTTTAATTGAGTCTACAGTTCTTGAGTCAGAAGCACAAGGTTTTATTTCTCAAGCACCAGAAACAACTGACGATCAGGGTTTCTTATTTGGTGTTGCTACTGGTGGACAGATTGGTATTTATGTGGGAACCCCTTATACTATGAATATTGAGATGTCTCCCCAGTTTGTACGTCAAGAACAAGGTGAAATTATAGATGGCGTATTGAATCTAAGAACTATATCTACTAGATACTTTAATACGGGAGAATATGCCATTAAGGTTCAACGTAAGGGTGAAGAAGATTTTGTTAGTATTTCAACAAAAAGAGATCCCTTTTATAAAGAATCCCTGTATAATGAATCAACAATAGATAGGCCCGTCCCAGTGTCAAGTGAGGGAGAGTTTATATCTAAAATATTTGGCGACTCCGAACGTATGAGAGTCTTTATTCAAAGTGATCACTACACCCCATGTAATATTACTCACATTGAGTTTAAGGGTGTCTTTAAACAAAGCTATAGATCTGGACAAAATTAAGGAGTAATACATGGCAAAGCGTGTACAAAAAAGAAGAGGCTCGCCTTCAGAACATGCCGCCTTTACAGGTGGAGCAGCGGGTGAAATTACGGTTGAACTGCCAACTTCTAGAGGAAGTGGTTCTACGCAAGAATATGCTGCAGTATATGTGCATCATGGCGACAATGCAGTAGGAGATCGTATTGCATCAGCGGCAGAAGTAAATAATACTGCTAGACAGGTTGTAGATGAACAACGTTTCTTAGCCAAGATTACTGGTTTTAGGGCCATTGATGATGACGGTAACACAGCAAATCCAGATGTCTTACCTTCACGTTGGGAATACAGATGGGAAGAAGTGTCTATTAGTGGCGGTAATGCAGATGTAGCCCAAGTTATGACAATAGCCTTATCTGGCACTCAAAGCTCCGGTGGTGCGGAGTCTAAGAATATTACTCTTCCCAAGTCTTTATATGGTGATACTAAAGATCTTGCTGTTAATGTGGATAATGGTGCAAGTGCTGTTACTATTGCTACTCAGATTGTTAGTGTTGTAAATAGTGATAGCGATGTCCAGTATACTGCCTCAAATAATAGTGGAGCCAGTTCTACGGTTACTTTTACAGGTAAAATTAAAGGAGCTTTAAAGCACCCAGTCATGGCTGCACATACAGGTGTTACTGTTGGTGACCCTACCATGAGTACAGTCGGTACTAAATATACTGCTATTACCACGGCAGCATCCTCTGCTGATTTGAGTAGAAGTTCAGATCCCGGTTCAGACGGTACGCATGAGTTTGCAGCAGTTAACCTTTGTGAGTTAACAAATAGTACTAAGTTTATTGGTCCCGGTATTGGCAATGGTAGCACTGATATTGCTTTGCAGTCTGCCAATGGACCTTGGCCTACAAACTATAAAGTTGTCCCTATTGGCGGTACGGCTAGTTATGGAGCAGCGGTGGCTAATGAACCCGATACTGGTTCAGCTGGCACGGCTCCATACTTTAGCAATACCGCTGTACATTATGTAGTTGAGATGGTTGAACGACGTAAGCTAGATCCGGGTACCGCTGCTAACCAAACTGTTGGTTCTGCAAATACAGATGGATACAATGTATTCTACTATTTCCAAGTTCCTAATGCTATTACTGGCCCATGCTAAGGAGTAACTAATGTCTGAAGAACTTCTTAGTAAATGTTGTCCTACATTTTTTAAAGCAACTCGTTGCGATAATTCTTGTTTTCGTAGAGCTGAAGCTTATATTGCTACTGATGTTTTTGCTAGTATCGCTGATGCTAATAGAGAGTATGTAAGATTTGGCACGGATGATGACGGGGATGATGTTTGTTGGTATGTAGATAGAACTCAGACACCTCTTACTAGTGTGCCATCGGGTGCTACTATTATTAGTGGTCTTACTCCCGCTACAGATATTGTAGATTCTGAAGATGATATCTTAATTGAATCCGCAACTCAAGATGATAAACTCTGGGTTGTTGTTTCTTCGTGCCGAAGATCAGATTATGATGTCATTCTTAAGGGTGGGTCTGGTCCAGATTATTTTGTTAATGATTCTACTAAACGTACAGCATTTTTAAAAAGATTTGGTGGTTTAAAATCAGCTAATGGATCTGGTACATGTTACAATCCCAAACAACAACTATTTGCATTTAATTCTAGAACAGCTACAATTGATGGTTCTACAACACACCAAGGTAATTCAGGTGTAGGCGATCCTGATCCAATTGCAGTTGGTCAGTTTATTACAATTAGTGGAACTACTGTTGATGAAAATGGACTTATTTTTCCTGCTTATGGCGGTGCAATTGGCAATAATTCTGCAGATGCCGCTTTCCCTACAGCTACTTTAACTAATGAAATATTTAGAGTAATAGATATTAAAAGACAGAATAAACCGGGAGTCACTAATGGTGTTAAATATTACAAACCAATTGATGCTTATATTAGTAGCCCTGTAATTACAAAACTGGATAATAATTGTTCTGATTGTTTGCAGGCATATTTAAATGCAGAAAGTCAAACAGATGCTACAACTGCAACTCTTAATACTATCATTCCCTTTGCAACTGCAGATGCAGCAGATATTGCCTGTATAGATGCCTGTCCAAGCTTGTGGCCTTGTCGCGTTCAAATTGACCGTCAATACGATATTAGATGTACAAAAACAAGAAGCCCGGAAGGAGGAGGAAATAAACAAATATCTAGAAGTCCTGTAATTCTTAATGGTTTTGTAGCCCCTGAAGTTACTAGTAATTGTTGTACGTCTACTGGTGATGGTACTTTAGGTACTGAAGCGCCCAAATCATTTGAGTTTAATTATAATGAAGATATTGGTACTAATATTCCGTGCACTAAGAGTATTTTTGACGCTCATAGAAATGATCTCACTTCCGGTATTAACAGTGTTACAATTAAAGCTGAGTATACTAAAAACATGAGATTAGTTCAAAATCAACTTGTAGATGTTGCAACTTGCGGGAATACGGTAAACACCAAGACACTAACAGATGAACAGGGGAATACTTGTGACTTTAATTACAGTTTAAATTCTATTTCTATTACTACAAGTTATGACTCGGAACCTACACATACGGACGTTCCTATTGTTCAAATTGAACCTACAGCTGAAAATGAAGTATTAGAATTAGCCGTTTTACCAGCATGGAAAGATTCACAACAAAGAAATTGCGATCAATTTAACAACTGTATTGACGGCAATATAGGTAGCAGTTTATTCACCACTTCATATACTGTTGCTAGTAAGCCGGGATTTGCTGGCAAATTAGAAGAAAATTTACAAACCATTGGTCTTGATGCTACCCAAAAAATTTATAAAGGTAGAATTGGAATGTTACAACAAAGTGGCAAAATTATTCCTTTTCTTAGATATGTTGATTTTTATTGTCACAATAATGAAACAATTGAATTACCCTCTGGAAATGCAGCTACTTTAGATGTTGCTTCTACTGTTGCTATAGATAATACTAACACTTCAGGTAATATTGATTTAGTTGTTCCCTATGCACCTCAAATTGAAATTGCCGCTGGTTTTAATGTTAATGGTATGAGTAGAGATGAACAGTTAACAGCAAGAGTATCCGAAGGGGGTAGATCTGATGCTGTAGATCATCCGACTAGTGCTGGAAATAGATGCTACCCCGGCAAATCTCATCAAAGTAAAATTACTTTTGGACTTAGGGGTGTTAATGGCGATGCAATTGAAGCCTTACCTTTTTATTTACAGAGTTATTGTGTAGGTGTAGGACCTTATACATACGAAGAAGGTACACATAAATGTTTTAGTGGAGCATCGGGTGATGATATTACAAACTTTGAAAATGAATTATCTTGTACGGATGGTGAAGATGAGACAAAACATAGCGATTGTCCTAAATGCGATATTCCTTGTGTATCAGGTAGTGGATCCTGTCGAGATATTTTCTTTTTAACTAATCCATCCTTTGCAGCTGCGATTGCATCTAATAATGTGATTACTAAATGGAATGGCAGTCAAACAGGAGTTGTATTTAAAGGTAATTATCTTTATCAAGGAAATGGAGTAGGCTATGCTGAGGGAGGTCTATCGGGAGATCCCTATGAGTATCATATTAACGGTGTTCCTTCAAAAGATCCTACGACAACAAGGGCAGTGGGTGTAGATAGTGAGTGGTCTAGCATTGTGGTAGAAGCTCAAGATCCATGGACAAAGGGGTGTGAAGATTGTTTAAGAAATGACACGGGAATTACTAACAGTAATTACACGGTCATGAGCGATGGGGTTGAAAACCTAGACGCAGATGAATTTAATAACCCTCATGGTAGTTAAGGAGATATTATGCCTAAAGCTGTTTCTGTGATTAGTTTTGTTGATAGAGATTCTAATAATGTTTATAATGTAAAAGTTACTATTCATAATGATTTCTCTATTACTCATGATTATGTAGGTGAAGCAACACCTGTTATTGAAAAGAGAGAACCAAAAAAAGAATCTTTTGGTGACAAAGTTGAAAAGTTTATTGATAAAGTAACTGGTGGACAGGTCAAAAAATGTGGTGGCTGTGCCAGAAGAAAGGCTTTACTAGATAAGATTGCAGGAGGCAAGGATGAGCAGTAAGTTACAACAACTTCAAGACATGTTATTTGATGCATTGATTACAGATCTTAATGATCCTATGACTAGAGGTCCCGGTCTTTATGCTGTAGTTCGTGGAGTCTTAAATGACCACAAAGAGAGCGTGGATTTATTACCACAAGAAACTATTCAAAATCTTGAACAAGCAATGGCAGACTCTGCCCCATTTAAAGTTAATGTAGGTTAAGATGGAACAGTTTATTTTTGTTGAGATCATTGTTGGAGCAGGTATTGTTAACTTTCTTTGGCAGATACAAAAAGAACTCGGCAAAATTAATTCTAATTTAGAAAACTTGCATCACATTGTTCAGGATCATGAGAACAGATTGAGAAATATTGAGGATCATTTATAATGCAAGTGCCTCAAGAAATGAAGGATGACTTTAGAAATCATCTTTGGGCGTGTTTTAAGTATCTTGGTTTAGGCGAGCCGACAGCTGTGCAGTATGCTATGGCAGATGCGTTACAGCATGGCCCAAATGATATGCAGTTGCAGGCGGGGCGGGGCTTTGGTAAGTCTGTTATCACCGCTTGCCTCGCTTCTTGGTTCTTAGTCAAGGACGCAAATGCTACAATCATGGTTGTTTCTGCTACGGGCAATAAAGCTGTAGAATTTATTAGTATGACCCGTAGGATTTTAGATCTTGTTCCCTATTGTGAACACTTGAAACCCGGAGATCACACTACCGATAACGCTTTTAGCTTTAACGTAGAATCTAGAACACGGATTGGGCAGGATAAGTCATGCTATGCCAGAGGAATTACTGCTCAGATTACAGGATCTCACGCAGAATACCTTATCTTTGACGATGTAGAGATTGAAGGTAACTGCGAGACTGCTATGGCTCGGCAAAAATTGCTTAATAAATGCCTTGAAGCCGAGCAAATTAGAAATGTGGGTGGTCGAGTTATCTTTCTAGGAACCCCACAGATCAAAGATTCTATTTACAACCAATTAAAATCTGGCTATCCGGTAACAAAATTCCCAGCAGTAATGCCAGACTCTAATGTGCCATCGGAAATGGAAGATATTAACCCCTTTATCTTAGATCTGGATCTAGAGCCGGGAGAGCCCACACAGCCCGAGCGGTTTTCGCTTGAGGTTTTGATGGAAAGACAGGCTAAAGTCGGTCCTACGCTCTTCTCGCTCCACTATAAGCTAGATACGAGCTTGGCTGACAAGGATAAATACCCACTAAAGCTTTCCGACTGCATTGTATTAGATCTTAGTCCTGATTTATGCCCTGAAAAAATAGTATGGGCAAGCAGTCAGCCCCTTAAAAAGGTTCCCTCTTTTGGTATGTCGGGTGATTGCTACTATGAACCAATGTGGATATCTCAGGATTTTGTAGAATACCAAGATCGGATCATGTTTGTTGACCCCTCGGGTAGAGGTAAAGATGAAACGGGTGTATGTATTGCTAGTTTTAGTAATGGTTACATCTTTGTTCACGAACTCTTGGGTTTAGAGGGAGGCTATGATCGGTCAGCTTTGATGCGGATAGCTAAGTTAGCTTACCAATACGACTTAAACCACATTCGAGTAGAATCTAACTATGGTGATGCTATGTTTAATTCCTTGCTTAGACCTGTGGTATCCGAGGTGTGCGGTCAAGTAGCCATTGAGGAGTATAGGGTTACGGGCCAAAAAGAACGTCGTATGCTTTCTTCGTTAGAACCTGTATTGTCTCAGCACAGGCTGGTGCTAGATACCAAGCCTGCTAGAGATGAGACTAATCAGAGACAAATTACTCGACTTACTGAATCTAGGGGTAGCTTAACTCACGATGACCGTGTGGATGTGCTCTCTGCTGCCTGTCAGTATTGGGAGGATAGACTGCATATTAATGTAGATACTGTTATTCAAAAGAGAAGAATGAGAGCACACGAAGAAACCATAGAAATGTGGAAATCAGATAAACGAATTGAAGGATTGTTGCCTAGTCATGTGTCAGGAGCAATCAGATATCACGATACAGAACCCCCAACACCTAGACCTAGAGTTGGTCGTGTTGGTAGAATGCAATGGGGAAGGAGAGTCTAATGGCATTTGATCCAATTACCGGTATGATAGTCGGTCAAGCATTATCTAGCATTATGGGTGGATATGCTAAGGCAGAAGAATATGCTCGCCAAGATATGGCTTTTCAACAACAAGAGTTTCAAAGAAAACTAGAAGTTGATAATCAAAATTTTGTTATTAATCAACGCAATACTAATCGTTTGATTAACAACAGAAGACTTGCTAAGTCTGCTGCCCAGCAGTTAGCAGCTCAACAGCAAGATATTCAAGATTCTTATGATGCAAACTCTAGAGCGTTAGCTCAACAAATGGCTTCAGCTGATGCTACTTTAAAAGCTGGCCTTGGAGCTAGAAATATTAATCCTGCTTCGGGATCTGGTGCTGCTCTTCTTAGAATGGCACAACAAACAGCTAGACAAAGCCATAGAAATTTAACAAGACAAACAAATATTGCTAGACGTAATGCTAAAGTTCAGTATCAAAATATTATCAATAAAAGAGATCTTACAACAGAATCAAATGTATACTTTATGAAGGGAGTATCGCCTGCAGGTGACGGTGGTTCAGCTATTACAGCTGGATGGTTAGGGGCTGCAGGATCTGTTGCAGGTGGATTCTTGGGCGGATAAGGAGTTAATATATGCCACAACCAGACAATAAAAGACAAAAACGGGGACGGCCTCAAGATTTACGGCAGGCTTTAGGTTTAGGTAGAAGTAGTCTTTCTGTACCTACCGAACAGTTTATGCCACAACTTCCCGGCGGTAGTCGAAATGTCTTTATTGAACCTTCTGCAAATGCTGTAGATACTCCTTCTCAAATTTCGTTTGGTAATATGACACCCGGACCTAGCGGTGGTTTAGAAGTATTAAGAGGATTGGCTGGTGCGGTAACTAGTGGATTTGAGGCATACGCTCAAGCTAAAAAATATGCAACTGCAAAACAACAAAAAGAAATTGATGATATCCTTGCAGATGAAGAAGTAATTGTTCAGTATCAATCTCCTGATCCTGAGCTTACATTTGATCCTAAGGCTGTATCTACACCTGAAGATCAAATGCGTGCTCAGTTAGATAATACAGCGTTAAGAAAATCTTCTCCAGAATACAGAAGTATGCTTGAAGAGATTAATGCATTTCAAGCGGGTGGTGAAGATCCCGGATTTAGATTGGTAGATGATCCATCTAGAACATTTGGTTTGATGCATGACAGAATCACATCTGCTATGAAAAACATGAATGATGATGGTAAAAGATATGCCAGACAGGCTCTTGGGAGATTATCTGATAAGGCAAAGATTGATTACTCTAAAGATCAGATTAAAGCATTAAACTTAGATATGGCTGGTGCTAGAAACCTTGCTGACCAATTTGAAGTTATTGCGAAATATGAAGATGATTTTGTATCTGGTACACCTGAGTATGATAGATTGATGGAGTTAAAAGCACAAGCTTCAGCTGACAGAGCAAAACTTACAGAAACTATGCTAGTTGAGAAAGTTATTAATGATTTTGAAACTAAATGGCAGTCAATGTCAGAAGCAGAACGGTTGGCAATTCCAGATGGGTGGGTTACAGATAGTTTAATTGGCGATAACACAATTGCAGAATATTTAAATGTTGAACGTGAAGCTGATGAGAGCGATGAAGAATATGCTGAAAGATTCCAAGATGCACTTGAAAGAGTAGATAGTTTAATGACTCGAGTATCTAAAGAAGATCTTAGATGGAAAAGAGAAAGAGCTAAATTAGAACGAGATCGAATTGAAGAAATGGAAAAAACTCAGGTTGAAGCTGTACTTACTAAATGGAGCGAAGCAGGTGCAATTCAAAGGTATGCCATGTTGGAAGAGGGAACTTATATTGCTGCTCGCGAAAGAAAATTTAAATTAGAAAATTTAGGCGAGCCACCCAGTGCCGCTGATATGCAAAGAGAACGCCTTAGGGCTATCAAAGAGTTTATGGAAATAGCAGTAAAAGATGGCAAGGTTGCAGAATTAGCTACCGAAATGAATATTAACATTGAAGGCATGAGTCCTGAAGATACTTTACACCGAATGATTCATATGTTAACTTCTGATATTAAGGGAGTAGGTGCAGATGATTTGGCTATTGAAAATGCTGAACTACAGTTTGCTGAGTATTTATTAGGTGAAGAAGATACAATTAGAAATCAAGCATGGAGACAGGGATGGACTCCCGTTGATAAAGACGGTAACCCCCAGCCTTTCCCAGAAAATTTACAGGGCGATTTAGATGATGTCATTATGCTAAAGAATAGATACCAGTCTGCTAATGAATCTGAGAAAATGGGTTTGCTTTATGAATTTGGGTTTGGACCAAAATCGTTTAGCGTGGAAGAAAAAGATGTAATTTTTGATGATTTCCTTTCTGCTCCAGCGACCAGAGAGTTTATTACTGGGCAGTATAGAGAATCGTACCAAGAACAAAAAAATAATATAAACAGATATTTAGACCAATGGAATAGAGATAATGCAGATAATCTCACAGCGTTACCACCTACATTTGGTGATTTTGTTAGAGAAAGAGGATTTAGAGTAGATGCTCTTGTAGCTAGCATACCCGGATTAAGAGATACAGGTGTTTCTTTAACTCTTCTAAATGAAGAACGAGATTTACTTGGATTAATGGCCGATGAATCTGCTGGTGATTATGATCCTGATGAAAACTCTGAAGATTTATTTAATGATATTATGAAAAATAGAATTAATAATGAGGGTATCAGAAACCAAACATATATTAATTTAAGAGCGGCAATGGCTGAGGCTTCGGCTGATTATAAGAGTGCGGTAGATCGATCTGGTCAAGCTCGTGCAAGAGATCTAGCTAAAGCTCAAGAACAAAGACGAGAAACTGAAGCAATTCGAGGAGCCCTTAGTACGGTAAATGCTTTAAAGCCTATAACTACTGCATCAGATAGTGCAACACAACAAGCTCAACGAATGGTTAATGATGCTACAGCTTTAGCAGTTTTACAAAATACAGCATCACGCCTTGTAGATCCAACTGGTTTAATGACAACTTCAATTGCATTACAAACACTGTCATCAGAACAACAAGATAAACTTATTGGTGGATTACAAAAGGGTGATCTTAAACAAGTAAACGCAGCTCTTGAAGCAGCGGCTGGAAACTTTCAAGATCCTAATA